GAACAGAGTTGGTTGACTCTGACTGATCCTAACATCGCAACCTTTTGTGGCTCTGCGTTGCTTATCGATCTTCAGAATCAACTCTCTGCCTGTTACAAACAGGAGAGGGTCAACTTGAAACGCTTAAACAAAGCTGTGAGCCGAGCACTAAAACACTACACCTCGAAGAATGTAATCACGACTGATTACCCTTGGTAATGAATTCTTTATCGGGACTGCAATAACCTAAGAGGTGACACGTCGTCGCCTTGTAACACCCAAATCCTTTAAAGGAGGTCAGGATGCTGAATCTTCAGCAGTTACAGGGAACAATATGTCATCGCCTTTCGGTCTTTGGAGTACCACCTGTCTGTCATAAGGCTTACGCCGATCTGATATGCAAGTGGGTTCGATGTTCAGGGGTAGAATGGACTGTTAAGAGGTTGAAATCTCTTAAAGTCGATCTTTACCGTGTGAGGTCCGAACTTCCTATGCTATCTATGTATAAGAAGAACGCTAAGGGGCAACCCTATGGCGTTATCGGAACTCTGTTCAGGTTCGCCCTTAAGAGTGAACGGAATTTTCAATCCGTTATTCACACTCTTATGGTTTATTCCTTGTTCAAGAATTACAAACTTAGTAATTCCTAGAAGGAGAAGTTTGTTAAAGCAGTTTCTGCTAATACAAACAACGCACCTGAATCATTTAACGTTGCTTTTGCTAAGCATGTTAAATCCATGAACAACAGGGTTCTAAGTATACCGGATCCATATCCGATACTTGAACTTCGTGGTTCTGACAGTAAGAAGGCTCCTATCCTTGATCATAGAAGTATGATCCAAAATGGCTCTGGCCTTGCCAGTTTAAGCTATTTTGCTCGTTCTAGTGGCCACATGGCCCTATACGAAAGATATGAGTCGATTTACAAACATGTCGCTTATGGATTTGATGTCCGTAAGATGTATAATGTTTGTAAGGGGTTCGCAGACAATGTTGTCTGGGGAGGTGAAGTACACTTCCTCCAAGAACCTGGTTTGAAGTTGCGAGCAATCGCTTCTCCTCATCAAGTTCACCAAGTGGCTTTGCGCCCCTTGAAGGAAACCCTACACTGCCATTTGTCTACACTCCCTTGGGATTGTACCAATGACCACACGAAACCTGTTTCTGTTCTCCAATCTCATCTTGCCAGCAAACGTATGGTCCACTCTGTGGATCTCACGAATGCAACTGATTATTTCCCTTTGGATCTTCAGTTGAGTGCTTTGCGAGCACTATTTGGCAATCATCCTTCCATCGATCTCTTTAAAGAGATCAGTCGTTCCTCATGGTCATCAACCATAGGTCCGATTAAATGGATGCAAGGCCAGCCGCTGGGATTATATCCTAGCTTCTCTAGCTTTGCCCTAACTCATGGTTACCTTCTCCACTATCTCCTTGGAAAGAGATATGAGAATGAGTTCTATGTATTAGGTGATGACGTAGTTATCCTGGATGACTTGCTGTACCAAAAGTACATCAATGCATTAGGATTACTCGGATGCCCGTTTTCTCCGGACAAGTCATTATCCTCTAACGAACTATGTGAGTTCGCTGGAAAGATAATCACTAGTAAGAGGGTTCATCCCTCTTATAAGTGGAGAGAGTTATCAAATGATAACTTTGTCGACATTGTTCGAAATTACGGTCGAAAAGCTGTTGCTCTTTTGTCTCCTTCCCAAAAGGAGGTAATCGAGAGAGTTCAACACCTTGTTGAACCTATCGGTTTAAATTGGTCTTTTCCAGGTTCCAATCTGGAAGAAATGACCAGGATTACCGACTCTGTCTACCGCAAAATGGATAGAGACGAGCAGTCCTTAACCGGGCTAATGAAGACGTATCATAAGAACATGTACTCTGTACCTGCTCAAATGAGGACAATCTTCTCACGTATGTTGAATTCTTCCATTGATACGGAAGCTCTTCTTCAACATTCGCGGACTTTCGACGAGAAAGTCGTAGCTACACTACAGCTGATCTTCCCAGAAGATTGGGTTACCGCCATTGTAGATGCAAATCTACAAGGAGGTTACAGTGGAGTGCCTAGGGCTCTTGGTATTACCAAGCTGCCCTTGGAACAAGAAACACCCTCAAGGGTTACTACCCTTGATCGGTATAGGAAACTCCTAAACCTAAGGTGA